AAATCGGCGGATTTGACATAAACCGTTTGCCAGCAAGGACTTACGGAAATGTTTGAAAAAATAAACGATGTTGTAAAATATCAACGCTCGAAACCGTGTTGATAAAAATCAACATCGGCGGATTTGTTAGATATCTAACAAATCAAATCCGCTCGGATATGTGTTCGCCGAACAAAGCGATTTGTTAAGCACTTACAAAACCCGAGCTCAAGCCGCCGAGATTGTCGACAAAAGCTATATTGATATAAAGTGGACATACAAAAACTAAAAACCCCCCACGAGCCGCCGAAACGTTTAGTCCGCATTCTCACTAATTTTTTCAAGTTTGAGAAATATGTCATTTTTTGTACGAAAAAAGTCGTCTGTAAATACCATCAAACCGGCCTTATATCCAAAAAAGGCTCGCAAATGTCTTACAACGAAACAGTAAAGAAACTAACTCCTCGGCATTACCGAATTCTCGACCTCTGCCTAACCGGCCTAACTCCGAAGCAAATATCTAAAGAACTCGGAATGTCTCAGGCCCAAGTTTCAATCGTAATTAACTCGCCGTCCTTCCAGCATCAATTTGCAATCAGGCGGGCCTCGCTCGAATCTGTCCAGAACGAGCATATCTCCAGCGAACTCGACGCCGTCAAAGAAACTCTCCGAAAAAGTGCGAAGGCCGCCGCCGACAAGCTCATCTACCATATGAACTCGCCCGACTCAAAAATTTCTCTAAAATCCGCCACAGAAATACTCGACCGGACGGGCTACTCCAAAGAACAAAAGCTTGGTGAGGACGGCCTCTTAAATCCCGAAATAGTTGTGAACTCAACCGATTTGACAATTTTGCGTGAGTCATTCGCTCTCGACTCTCAGAAGCCAGAAAGGCCGGCCAATGCTACGGGTAGCTGACTCGGGGGTGTCAGTCCGACCGAACACGCCGGCCTTTCCAACATATCCAGATAATGGATATGTGAAATTATCCGAACTTAAATCCGCCCCGTGTTCGGGAAAACCCCCCTGAGCGAGGAGCGGTAGCTCCGAGCGGTCGAAAGGCGAAAGCTTATGAGCTTATATCGAAGATTAGGACAGACAAGATTTAGAGACAACAGATTTGGTCTAGAAGATAATGGCAGCAACAATAAGGCTACCTTTCAGCTGAGTGAGCTGTCGGATGACAGAGAATACAAGCTACCAGATGGAGACGGAACTTTACTGACTGATGTTTCAGGCACTAATTATTTAGAAATAATAAAGTCTGGTAACAGTGTTGGAGACGATGGCAACTGTCGGTTTATTATAGATGGGAACAACTTAATTTTAGAGGCTAAGTCAGGTGGAGTATGGGTAGATACAGGCTTCAAAATTGGTATTGGCTAGTTTCGGCTCTATGCATTGTTTTTGCTTTTGGAGCTATTGGAGACTTGGGCATTGGTACTGGTAAGCATTTTACTGTTGGCACGGTTCAGTGGGATGCGAATGACTCTGATTACATCGACGGAGCGAAGATAGCAGATGGTACGATAGATGCTCTCAAAAGAGACGGTAGCAATGCCAATTCAAATATAGATATTGGGTCATATGATTTTACCACTACTGGTACAGGAACATTTGGCTCTGTCGTAGAAACAAGTCCTACCTTGTTGAAGTTAGACCAGACAACCCCTCAAACAATATCGAACGGGATACCAAGACTTGCTGTTGACCATCCGCCATTTTCTTACGCCCACGAATTGATAGATAAGGAATACGTAGATGAAGTTGCATCGGCTTTTGGAATTAGGTTTTATACAACCGATACAACAGACGGAGATACCGGATATTATCTTGGGACGCTTTCCCCACCTGGCTTTGCTGATAATACGATAGTTGTTTCCGATTTGTCAGATAACGACTTGATAGCGACTTGGATTTCAGAAACAGGCGTAGATTTGGACAAAGCGATAAAAGGGCTTCACGAGGGGATACTGTTTGCTGAAAAAACATCTGGCACAGAAGATTTAAGGATTTATTTCAAGCTATACGAAAGGACTTCTGGCGATGTTGAAAATCTAATAGGAACTTCAATGTACAGCAGCGAAGTTGATACGTTAGACAATTATATTGCTGCTTTATTGCTTGATGAGGATTATGATTTGGGGGCTGGTTCGAGGTTAGTGCTAAAATTATATGCCGATGTTTCTGGCTCTGGAAACGCACCTGAAATTACTATACACTGCGGGACTGATTATTTATCTTTTATCCAAGCTCCGACTAATCTGGAAATACTGGAGACTATATTTGTTCCTTATTCTGGCGCTGCCAGCAATGTAGATTTAGGAGGCCACGACCTTACTGCTGGCAATCTGCTCCTTGATGGACTTGGCGGTTATATTGGCCCTGAAAACGATACCGACCTTCTAAAATTAGCGAATGGCAAAAACTTGATGGATTTGATACGAGCGACATTACACAGCTTCACGACTGGCTAACTGGTACAGAACTTACTTCGGGGACTGCCAAATTAAGCAGGGCTTTATGGCTTAAGGGGGCAGATGACTCTGATTTCTACATTTCAGACGATTATGAAACGCCGTGGTTTCACCTTTACCCCGACGCTTCTGGCAACATATATTGTGATGCTTCAGTAGGGGATTTGCATTTCTCTTCTGCTGGAGACGTCTATGTTGATGATAACATCATAATGAATTCTGGCAAGACTGTTGACGGTCGGGACGTCTCTGCCGATGGTGCAGTGATTGATGGTCTCGGTACTATCTCGACCTACGATGGCGACCAGAACTTGGCGACTACCGATAGCCCTACATTTGCAGGAGCTAATATAACTGGCCTGCTCAATCTTGATGCACAACTGGATTTGGACTACATTTATGACGACTCGCCTGGTATGGCTGATGGGCTCAATGTTCTAATCAAAAAAACCAGTACGCAAACCGTAAATTTTGGCAACCAAAGAGGACTTGCTTTTCAAAGTATTTTTGAGCCAAACACGGATTGGGCAGGAACGCCAAGTATTTATGGTTGTTATGGCGAAGCGACCGTGGCCAGAGACAACTGTACGGGTACCGTTCTTGTACTTGGGGGATATTATGGGATTTGTAAAACAACAGAAATTACAGACGGGGGAGCAATAACAGTATCGGCAGCATACGATTACTATGCCGCCCAGATACAGAAAAACGCTGACGATACAATTACTAACGCTTATGGGTTATACATAGCTGACCAAACCGTAGGCACAACAAACTACGCTATTTACACGGCAGGTGATGCAAATTCTTATTTCGGTGGGGATATTACTGCTGCATCTTATTCAGACCACACGCCTGCTTGGAAAGGTAGTTCAAAAGAAGCCCTGACTGCCTTGCTTGCAATAAAAAAAGACAGTAAAGGCAACATCGACCATACCAGTCTGCCAGAATTCGCACGAAGAACAGCGATAGAGCAACGGCCAACAGGAAAGAAAATAGTCATAAATCCTGACGAGGAAAATCCTATCGAGGTAGATGAGACTGAACCAGTAGCCGTTCCGGCCAGAGATTTGGGTGCAATGGTAACTTTACTAACCGAGGCCATAAAAGAACAGCAGAACCAGATAAATGAATTAAAGGCACGAATAGCAGTTTTGGAAAAGAAGAACTGATAAATGGCTAATGAGTTTAGAAGAGAATATATTAAGATGGTGGGAGCGTAGAAGAGGGAAACTAAATAAGTATTTTAAGAGAAAGAAGAAAATGTCTAAAGTAACTATAGCTACAAAACATGCCCCTTGGGTCAGGTACAGGTCTCCTTTTAGTGGCAGCGAGTCTGCATTGACTGCTACCACTAAAAAAGGAGCTAATGTTCCGAAAAATGCTTTTGTTATACCGGAGTCTATGAACAATGTAGAGGTCAGGTTTGCTGCCAGTCTCAACACTCCTTTGGTTGCTACAGCCTACTTTTACGGAGCTCGATATTTAGACAAATCAGCTGGTACATTTGACGATATATCTTTGATAGGAACAGCTACTTTAACAACTGGAGCGCAGGTATCTAGTGATAATTATTACTACGTTGCAACTGTTGTTTTAACTGACCGTTGGATTACCGAGGTTAAGGTTGCTGATGGAAACGGAAACGATGGTATGTCTAGGATTGCGTTTGATGCTAGCGGTTACGATGTGTTTTTCGTTAAGCTCAGTTTTGCTTCTGGGTCTTGGTTAATTGATGTTAGTGGTTGGTAGTTTAAGGAGACGCTTATATGAGCAAGAGTTGGTGGATGCTGCTACTTGGATTTGTAGTTGGAGCTTTGGCTCCTAGTCTAGTAGCTTGGGGGGCGATGTCGGCGGACATAAGAAACAATAAATCCGCTATAAACGAGAGGCTGAGGATTTCTACTTTCAATGAGTACAAAGAAGGAAATAATAAAATACTGGCAGAGATACAAAATAGTTTGCGTAGAATTGAGAAAAAGCTAGATGATAGATGCAAATGATAAAAAGGTTGCTTTAAGCAAAGATGATATTGCTACTTTAAGGAAGAAGGGAAAGGAGAGTCTGTTCTTCTTTGCTAGAGGTATATTGAAGTTTTCTGACTTCGATGTCAACATTCATAAGCCTATTTGCGACAAGCTGCAGGACGATAACAATAAGAGAGTTTTAATTGTTCTCCCTAGAGATTGGTTCAAATCGTCTTTGGGTTCTATTGCTTATCCAATATGGTCAGCTGTAAATAATCCGAACATTAGAGTTTTGATTGTTCAAAATTCGATGAGCAATGCTAGAAAGAAACTGCAGTCTATAAAACGAATTATTGAGAAGAACAGCTTACTCAGAGCTTTGTTTCCAGAAATTCTTCCAGATAGAAGGAGTGTTTGGACTGCTGAATGCTTAACTGTTAAGAGAACTGAGGCATATCCAGAGGGCACGTTTGAGGCTGCTGGAACTGGAACGGCGGTTACTAGCCGGCACTACGATTTGATAATTGAAGATGATACTGTTAGTCCAGAGATTGATGATATGACTGGAATAGTTCAGCAGCCGACTCAGCTTGAGATTGAGAAGGCTATCGGGTTTCACAGATTGACCCATCCGCTCTTGCTTCATCCTAAAAAATCCAAGATTGTAGTGATTGGAACTAGATGGTGCGAAAGAGACTTGATAGGATGGATTATGAAGAACTCTTTAGACTATGTAGTATTGTCTAGAGCTGCAAGGGAGAACGGCAAGACTATATGGAGCAGATATGACGACAGTGTGTTAAAAGAGCTAGAAATGTCAATCGGTCCTTATATGTTCTCTACTTTATTTATGAACACTCCATTGAGCGGAATAAATGCTACGTTTAGGAGGGAATGGATTAGCTATTATCAAAATATGCCTGTTCAGGGGACTCTGTTCTGTACATCAGTTGACCCAGCATCGACAAAGAAAGAAGGTTCATCTGACCCAGATTACACAGTTGTGCTGACTACTGGAGTTGATAGAGATACTGGAATAGTATATGTAGTTCATTATGATAGGAGAAGAATGAACCCTGGTGAGCAGATTGATGTCATATTCAATCACTACAGAGCATACAAGCCAGTAGTTGTTAAGGTTGAGGCTATTGCATATCAAAGAACTTTAGTGTATTGGATTAAGAAAAGACAAGACAAGCTGGGAATGCCGTTCTATGTTGAGCCTATAAAAGGCATGTCCGGTTCTAAGGTCGATAGAGTAAACGGTTTGCAGCCTTACTTTGCAGCAGGCAAAATTAAGATTAAACCTAGCATGGGAGAGTTAGAGAGGGAGCTTTTATCTTTTCCTAACGGTGCTCACGATGATATTGTGGATGCACTTAGTATGCAGATAGGCTTCTGGTATAAGGTTGGAGAGGACGAGAAGACTTTTAGAAAAGTAGAGAATACAAGTCCGTTCTCAGGCAAAGCTATTATCGAGGAGCTCAGAGGTAGAAAGAGAAGGTTAGACAGGTATCCTTATGATATAGGAATAAACGCAGATAGAATGAGAGCCAGTAGATTTAGGGATTATAACTATGCTTAGTCCAGAAGAGTGGATGGAAGAAATAGATAGCGGTCTAGAGTATAGAAGGCAATTTGGTAGAGAGGACGCATGGGGCAAGCTGGAGCTTGATTATACTAATGACCCTAACTCTGATTGCACAGTTGGGCCTAACTTAATATATTCTATGGGCGATAGTCTTTTAAGCAGTTTAATTGTTCCCGACCCTGAGGTTCTACTGTCTGCCGAGCATCCTTCAGCTATTAGCAGGGTGCCGGTAGTAGAAGCTACTGATAATTGGCTTATCAAGAAACTTCGCATAAAGTATGCGGTAGAAGATGCTGTGATGAATTCATATTTGTTTAGTAGGGCTATTTTGAAGATAGGTTATGACAGCGAATTTGGATGGTCGCCCTACTACGATATAGGCAGCGGAAATAATTTGCTTGGAATGACTTTTACGCAGTTTGATAAAAGAGGCAGAAGGATAGAGTCAGGAGATGCTAGTCCTGGAATGCCGTGGGTAGCTGCTGTTTCTCCTCACGACATTGTAGTTCCGTGGGGAACTAAGTCGATAGAAGATGCTCCATGGATAGCGCATAGGGTTATTAGACTTAACGAGTACATTAAACGAGACCCAAAGTATAAAAATACTAGCAGGCTCGAGCCTAGAGTATCTATGGAAGACTTTGTTAATAGCTATGGGCACGTAATGGCTAAGAATAGAAGAATGTCTTATGCTTCAAATGCAGGCCATAGAGATGGAATTAAGTCTGTGTTTAATGTGCTATGGGAGATACACGACAAAATGACCGGAAGGGTTTTGGTTATATCTCCAGACTATGATATGTTCTTAAGGAACACTGTCGATGCTCTTCAAGTATGTGGTCTTCCGTTTGTAAGCACTAGTTTGGTGAAGCATCCTAGGTCATTCTGGTCTACTCCTCAGGCGTATTATTTAGGTCAAATTCAAAGGACTCAATATGATATAGCTCTGCAAAGCGAGAAGCAAAGACGCATCAATACCTTAAAGTTTATTGCATCAAAGCGAGCTATGGATGAAGCCGAGCTAAACAAATTGATTAGCGGCGATGTTGGAGCGGTTGGTATGGCAGATACTACTCAGCCTCTGAACGAAGTTTTCATTCCATTTCCTCAAGGTAGAATGATTGATTTTGTTATGGAGGCGAATGCTACCAGAGCTGATGCTAGGGATGCGATAGGATTTAGTAGAAATCAGCTTGGCGAATTTGATACTTCATCAAGAAGAACGGCTCGTGAAGCCACTTTTGTGCAGCAAGGGTCGCAGCTTAGAACGTCAAGACGAATGAGCTGCGTTATTGATTTATACACTGAGACTATTAGAAAGATAAATAAGATAATCTTTAGATACTGGAAGCTTCCAAGATTTACTATGGTTGGAAACGAGTGGGTGAAGTTTACTGGTGAAGAGTTAGAAGGCGATTATCTTTATGATGTTACTCTTTCGACTAAAAGAAACCTTAGCATAGCTCAAAGGAAAGTGGAAGCGATTGCTATGATAGCACAACTGGCTCAAATCCCTGGAGTGAACATAGAGGCTATGAAGAAATATGTTATTGATGCAAGCGGAGACCCATATTTTGCAGAAATGTTAGGAATGGTAGGCAAGCAGGGAAGGATAACTGCACAAGGTGCTTTACCTACCATTCCGGCAACTAAAACAGAAGAAGGAGCGAAATAATGCCTGTTTTCGATTACGAATGTCCAAATTGTGGCAGAAAGGTTTTAGATAATTTTGTGCATAGATTTGATGCTAAAGTTAAGTGTAAGCAGTGCGGAAGCAACATGTCGAAGCTGGTACCGACTAGAATAGTTGCAGATACGTTTCCGGCTGATGGAGTTTATTTGGAGCATGTGTCTCCTGAAGGAAAAACGTTCTATAGCAAAAAAGAAATGCGGCAGTACGAAAGAGATAATAATGTAGAGTTAGGCTATTTATTATGAGTACAGAAATTAACATAAAGCTATTAGATAATGGTACTATTGACGTAGACTTAGGAGGAAAACATATTAGTAAAAGAGACCTTCTAAGGGTAATTAAGTCTTTGAAGCTGGCACGTAGAAGGTTCGTGTCTGAATACAGAAGAAATTTAAGACAAGTTAAACTAAAGGAAGAAGAAAATGAACGGACAAGAGCAAAAGAAAGAACCGGAACAAAAGAAGGAACAAGAGCCAACAGTGTCTCAAATTCAGGAGCAAATAAAGGAGCTGCAGAAAACATTGGAAGCTCAAAAGAGCAAACCGGCTGAAGCTGTGGCTAATCAAGAGAAAGAAGCAGCTAAACTGCAGGCTGAGGAAGCAGCCAAACTGCAGGCTGAAGCAGATATCAAGAAGCTGCTTTCGGAAAAGGACAGTTCAACTGATTATGACGACTTGAGCAATAAAGAGATTCTTGACATTGTAGCTAATGCATTTGACACTGCTATTGAAGCCAGAACTAAACTAGCGGCTTCTGAAGTAGAAAAGCCGCTTGTTGAAATCAATAAAAAGATTGAGTCTATACAGAAGTATTTGTTGCATAGGGAGGCTGCTTCTGGAATTGATGCGGCCAGGAACAAATTCAAAGACTTTGATGACTATAAGGAGGATATAGCTAAAATCTTCGAGGCTTATCCTGGGATTTCTCCTGAAGATGCTTACATACTAGCTAAAGGACATAAAGCAAGCGATGAGCCTCCTGAGTCTGAAACGGCATCAGAAAAGCCGATTAGTTTAGGAACTAGAGCAGCTGCAGCTGTTGAGAGATACGAGAAAATTAAGAAAGAAAAAAGCTCTAAAATTCCTATGTCTCCTCAGAGGGCTTTTAAGTCATTTTTAGATGAGGCTGCAGATAAAGTTTTGAAAATTAGAGGACGCCAAGGCTATTAAGGTATGGTAAGATAGCTCAACTTTTTAAGTATCCATACATACTGCGGGCTTATATTAACGCCTTTGATTGTTACTAACTATTGTGATGTTTATATTAAAATAAAGGAGAACAATTTATGGCTCTTCCTACTCTTACTAGAACTTTGGACGATGATTTTGTAAATACTTGGTACGAAATCCGTCCACAGGTTGTTGATAATGTGCTTGAGTCAAATGTATTCTCATTAGCTCTGAAAGAGCACGGTTGTATGACACCTCAGGTCGGTGGGGAATATGTTACCAGAACGATTGGATATGGGACGAAAAGTACTCAAGCGTTTCAAGAGGGTTCAGTTCTTGACCAGGAAGTTAAGAAACTCGATACGCTTGCTCGATGGGATTGGAGATACTTCTTGGTGGATGTTAATCGTTCTCTCATCGATGATAGCAAGAATGCTGGCAAGTTTAAGATTAAGGATTATTTGACTAGACGCCTTTCGGCTGCAAGGGATGCTTTAGCAGCTGACATGGAAAGGGATTTGTTTAGGTGGGGTGCTTATACTACTGCTCCTTATCACTTTAATGGCATTTATGATATAGCTCCTCAGGTTACTGCTGAGAGTGCAGTGGGTTCTGGCAGTGCGAGCGGAACTTATGCAACGGGTTCTTCTAACGGCAACATTAGCAGAACTAATACCTGGTGGAGAAACTTTGCAGCTGCTGACGACCAAACAGAGAGCATATCTAACAGGCTTCTTAATCTAAACTCGCCTTATTCTATGGGTTTAGTTTCAGACATGAGGCATATATTTAATGTTGTAAATGCCAACCAAGAGGCTCCTAACTTCATCATTATGGACCAGGATTTGTATGAGGCGTATGAAGATGAGGTTGGAGACAAGCAGCAGATTGTAAGGAGTGCTTTCAACAATAAGGCGGCAGACTTAGGTTTTGTAACTATGACCTTCAAAGGTGCAACTATGACGTACTCATCTAAACTTGCGGACACTAAGCATCTGTTCTTCCTCAATCTCAACCACATTGAATTTGTATATGACCCAGACATGTGGTTTGCGATGACTAACTGGAAGGAAACTGCGAACCAGCTTGAGCGGGTAACTTATATTGCCTGCATGACGACTGGTCTTATAACTGACCAGCCCAGACGGCACGCCGCCTGTGAGTATTCTTCTTGTTTCAGACTGGTCTTACTTCAGTTGAGAGCACCGATGTTGAAGGTGTTGGTACTCTCAGGAGGGAGTATGACGGGAATGTATACAGATGGGTAAAGAACAGGAGTGCTACTGCTATCGTGCAGCACCAGCCAGTGTGTTACGATGCAGATAATGCTGATGGAACTGGGGAGATTTTCAAATCAGTAAACGGGCCTGTTACTGCTGACTTGATGTTCCAAGCAGGAATTGCAATGACTGCGATTGCAGCGTCTGGAGGCGTATGTTACGGGTGGATACAAGTTTACGGAGTCCACTTGGATGCTAGAGTACTTGGAGTTAGCGGAACTGCTGTTGCTATCGGAGATGAACTTACAGCTGCTAACGGTGCTAGCACTCTAACAAGAGCTACTGCTGTTGGGACTGCTCCCAAAAGAATGTTTACATTCCAAGCAATGGAGGCATGCTCTGATGCTACAGGAGCTACATATGCTAAGAATGTATATGTAAAATGCCTATAAGGAGTGCGCTGCAATGTCATCGAGCAAAGAAAAGGTAGCAGTTGCAGTCCATACATATGGCCACATAGAGCCTGCAGCGTATGCTAATCACATTGCTGTATTCTCCGATTGGGCTAAGAACTACAACATTGTGTTCATGACTCTTGATGGTGCTAAAGTAGCTGAAGCTAGAAACATTCTAGTCGACAAAGCTATTGAGATGAATTGCACACATATTCTTTTTGTAGATGCAGACCACATTATTGACAGCAGTATGCTTCCGTGTTTACTTGGTAACACTGATGCTGCTGCTGTCAGTGGAGTGGTTACTAAGAGAAGCGGCGATGGGCCTCAAGTAGGGTTTATTAAAGCTGATGAGGACTACTCTTATACTGTGCAGCTACCTTTAGATGGCATATCTTACGAAGTGGACTCTTGTGCATTTGGATGTACTTTGATTGATTTGAGTGTATTCAAAGATATAGAGAAGCCTTACTTCAAAGATACTACTCCTAGAAACAAGAATGGCAAGCTTTATTCCAGAAGAAGCGATATGCAGTTCTGTAGAGAGCTTAGAGGGCTCGGTAAGATTATACGGATTGACACTAGAGTGGTTGTTGGACATATAGGAAAGCCTCAAATCTTTTATCCTAAAAACAGAGTCTTTCAGCTAAACACCTATTTAGAAGCTGCCAGGATTATTAAAGATAATAGCTACACTAGTATGATTGATTTGGGCTGCGGGTTTGGTTCTAAACTAATCGATTACATAAAACCGGTCTGCAAAAACATTACAGCTGTTGATGTTAATGATGCTATAGATTTATGCAAGACACGAGACAAAGACATAAATTGGGTTTGCTGGAACTTAAACGAGAAGTACTTTAGCGCTGCTAAATATGACCTAGTGTTGTGTGCCGATGTTCTTGAGCACCTAGACAATCTCGATAATGCTATGAGTACTATTAAAAATTGCATCAAGCCCGATGGAGTCGCTGTGCTATCTACTCCAGATGTTAGCACAGTTGCTAAAGACATTCTGGTCAACTCCGAGCATAAGAACTTCTGGACTGAGAAGCAGTTTAAGGAATTTGTCAAAAGCTGCGGATTTGAGATAATCAAGTGCGACAGATATGATGAGATTATAAACTATAAGTCTATTGTTGTAGTTTGTAGACTGAAAGGAGAATAAGCAATGGCTACAAACATTAAAGTTCCCGAGAATAAATCTAGGGCATTCAATTTGGCCATAAGATATATGGGCAAGAGCACAACTCTTGGAGAGACAGGAGCT